CTTTATCATATACTATATAGTATGTGTTTAGGCACAAATTTAGGCAAACAACAAGAGGCAAATTATTATGGCATCATTAGCAGATATACGAGCTAAGCTACAGGCTCAAGAAAACAAAGGTAGCAGTTCTTCATTTACTGGCGACAACGCCATTTATCCTTTCTGGAACATTCCAGAACAATCTACAGCAGTACTAAGATTTTTACCTGATTCAAACGAAAATAATACGTTTTTCTGGGTAGAAAGACTTATGATTAGACTTCCATTTAGTGGAATCAAAGGTGACAGTGATTCTAAGAACACTTTCGTACAGGTTCCGTGTATGGAAATGTGGAATGAAACTTGTCCAGTTTTGACTGAGGTTCGCACTTGGTTTAAAGATCCATCACTAGAAGATATGGGTCGTAAGTACTGGAAAAAGCGTTCTTACATTTTCCAAGGCTTTGTATTGGATAGTCCACTTGCTGAGGATACTGTTCCGGAAAATCCAATCCGTCGTTTTGTTATTGGACCACAAATTTTCCAATTGCTCAAAGCGGCATTAATGGATCCAGAATTGGACGAACTACCCACTGATTATACCCAAGGGTTAGATTTTCGTTTGACAAAAACTACAAAAGGCGGTTATGCTGATTATTCAACATCTACTTGGGCAAGACGCGAACGTGCTCTTGACAAAGCAGAAATGGATGCAATCTCACAATATGGTTTGTTTGATCTTAGCGAGTTCCTTCCTAAGAAACCAGACGAGACCGCAGTTAATGTCATCAAAGATATGTTTGAAGCATCTGTAGATGGAAAGCAATATGATCCAGATCTTTATGGGCAATATTTCCGTCCAGCAGGTATGTACAAACCAGAAACAACTTCCAACGCTTCAGAAGCAACCACTACCGCTTCAGAACCTAAGGAAGAAAAACAAGAACCGGTAGTCTCCGAAACTCCGCAGAGTAGTGGTGGTTCAAAAGCAGAGGATATTTTAGCAACTATCCGTGCTAGACAGAGCCAGTAATATAAAGTAATAGGGGCGGGCTAACGCTCGCCCCGTCTTTATTCTATTAGAGGAAAATTATATGGTTAAACCGTTCGATGTTAGTAAATTTAGAAAAGATATTACAAAGTCAATTGACGGCTTGTCAGTAGGTTTTAGCGATCCTACCGATTGGATTTCTACAGGAAATTATTGTTTAAACTATCTTGTCAGTGGAGACTTTTACAAAGGCATTCCATTAGGAAGAGTCACTGTTTTGGCCGGCGAATCAGGCTCGGGCAAATCTTATATTGCTTCTGGGAATATTGTTAAAGCGGCACAAGAACAAGATATTTTTGTAGTTTTGATCGACTCTGAATCTGCTCTAGATAAGGAGTGGTTGGAAAAACTAGGTGTTGATACTAGCGAAGAAAAACTACTTCGTTTATCAATGAGTATGATTGATGACGTTGCAAAAACTATTAGCACATTCATGAAAGAGTATAGACAAATGGATCCAGAGGAGCGTCCTAAAGTTTTATTTGTTATAGACTCGTTAGGAATGTTACTTACGCCCACAGACGTAGATCAATTTGACAAGGGTGATATGAAAGGCGATTTGGGTCGTAAACCCAAGGCGTTGACTGCACTTGTTCGTAATTGTGTTAATATGTTTAGTGGTTGTAATGTAGGACTTATTGCTACAAATCACACTTATGCATCACAAGATATGTTTGATCCAGATGATAAGATTAGTGGTGGGCAAGGTTTTATTTACGCAAGTTCAATCGTAATTGCATTGCGTAAACTCAAATTAAAAGAAGATTTGGAAGGCAATAAAACTTCTGCAGTTAATGGTATTAGGGCCGCATGTAAAGTTATGAAAACACGGTATGCGAAACCATTTGAAGGTGTTCAGATCAAGATTCCTTATGAAACTGGTATGGACCCATATAGTGGATTACTTGACATGCTCGAAACACAAGGCTGGGCTAATAAGAGTGGTAATAGACTTAGTTATATATGTAAAGACGGCACAGAAATATTAGAGTTTAGAAAAAATTGGACTGGCGAAAAATTAAATTTAGTTATGGAAGATTTAATTGCACGAAACTTTAATTTTGGCGTAGAACCAGAAGCGTTGGATGATTTAGACGAAATTGAATCAGAAGCATAAATATCCTTAAATTTAAAATTGGGGGATATTTGTGAATAATATTGTTTTAATCCATACTTGGGAAATGCTAAAGTCGTATATACCAAAGAAAGAATTATCACAAGCCGCTGAACAACTAGTGAGTTATTTAAACGAAGATGGTATAAGTGATGCATTGGATGAATTGGCAGACAACTGTCCTATAATCGCTCAAGTTTTGTCTGAAATAGACGGAGAAGATTATGACGACGAAGAGGACGAAGAAGATCAAGAATGGTGATCTATGACATGGTATAATAAGGTAGTCCAGGATTTAGGAAATATACCAGATGCTCTACAATACTATGAGGGTGAATTGACTGGAGCAAAACAAGATGTTAAAGTCAAGGGTGTTTTAGAAAAAAATGCCACAGCACTCCCTGGTATTGTAGAACATCGTTTTAACCAACTGCAAGAGTTGGAAGCAATCTTGCAATATCTAAATATCCAATTGAAAAAAGTTAGGCGGAAACACTTTAAAAAATACTTAGAAAATTATCAAAGAGCGTTAAGTGCTCGCGATGCTGAAAAATATGTTGATGGCGAAGATGAAGTAGTTGATTTAGAGACTATCATTAATGAAGTTGCATTGGTTCGCAACAAGTGGTTAGGCGTAATCAAAGGACTGGATGTTAAGCAATTTCAGGTAAGTAATGTAATAAGACTTCGAACAGCAGGCATGGAGGATGTTACAGTATAATGAATAAAACACTTATATACGGCGATTTGAACGAACAGAGAAAATCTGCCCAGGAAGTTTTTAAAGTAGTTTCTAAACAATTGTTTGATAACATGTTGCATGTATGTGATCTTGGTTGTGGAGATGGATCTAATACAGAATGGTGGTGTGATCAAGCACCATACACAGAATCTGCACCATACGCTAATCACACAAAAGTTTCTGGTATTGATTTAATTGATAGGGAAACTGATAAATTTGACTTTACATGTGGCGATATTTTAAATATGCCATACAAAGACGATGAATTTAATATTGGTTGGTGTCACCATACATTACAGCAATTGAAAGATCCTATCAAAGGCCTTTTAGAAATACGCAGAGTGCTTACTCCCTTTTCATTACTGTTTATAACTGTTCCACAAACATTAGATACAGAGTTTGGTAGACTAAAAACTAAATTTGGAAGATATGATAGAAACTTTTATACTTTACCTACCTTCATAAACCAATTAGCAATAACAGGCTGGGATTGTAGAAAAGGATATTTTCTTAAAAATTTTAATGATCGTAATATTTACGGTATTGTTAAACCCAAACAAGATTGGGAAGAGCCAGATGATCCAATGGATTTAGGACCAGTAGATCTTATGGAAAGAGAAGTCTTGCCTGAAAGTACGGATGATATGATAAAAGCAAAAGGTTATTTTGACGAGACTGCGTTAATGTTAACATGGATGAATGGGTCTATAACAGACTATAACTCAAGAGTATAATTATGGCGTTTCCAATTATTCAAAGTGGTAATGTAAGAGTAAAACAATGTAAGCATGGGGACTTTGCTTATAACACTAAAGATACAGTTATTGGTGCTAGTTTAGATGCCTATGGTGAATATGCGGAAGCAGAATTAGCACTAGCATCACAAGTATTGCGACCAGGTGCAAAAGTTATTGATGTAGGTGCCAATATTGGATTACATTCTGTATTTTATAGTAAAACAGTTGGTAAAGAAGGCGAAGTATTTGCTTTTGAGCCCAGTCATTTGAATTACTTTTTTCTTATGACTAATCTTACTATTAATAATGCGTTTAATGTTACGCCTGTTAAAGCGGCAATAGGTACTGAACGTCCATTGTTTTTACCTGTTAATAAAGTTGATGATGAAATAAATCACGGAGAATTAAAAACAAGTACAATAGATAGTGGCGATGAAGTAGAAAAATGTGCTGTTTTTAATTTAGATGATATAGGACTCGACTATTGCAATCTT